ATGTCCGTTTGTCTATTATTGATACTAGTAGCGATTCTAATCAACCATTTGTCTATGGTTCTACCACGATGATTTTTAATGGTACGATTTGGAATTATCGTGAACTTAGAGATGAATTGAATATTGAAACTAGAACTTCAGGTGACACTGAGGTTCTTTGTGCTTTATTAGATAAGTATGGAATTGGTGGTTTGGACAAAGTTGAGGGAATGTTTGCGATTGCATTCACTCAAGGTGATGGATCAATTACGATTGTAAGAGATAGACATGGGGAAGTTCCTCTTCACTATTCACTTATTACTGGTATATTTCCTTCGTTCAGTTTTTGTTCTGAGATAAAGGGTCTTCTTGCCGTGGGAGAACATGGTAAAACTATAAAAATGTTAGAACCAGGATCCTTTATAAAGGTAGGATCTGATTATTCTGTGGAGGAGGGATATTGGTATAATATTAGAGAACATATTGTAGATACTTCTACCTGGGACTTTGATACATCCAAAACACACATTAGTAAGGGTATCAGTAAAGGATCTTATGAAAGAACTATCTCCGATGTTCCTGTTGCATGTCTCCTCTCTGGTGGTATTGATTCTGCAATTACCACATTAATTGCTTCACAACACATACCAAATCTTGTTACTTACACAGCTGTTCATGACGAAAATTCAAAAGACTTAAGGTCCGCCAGAGAAGTTGCTAAATATTTGGGAGTTGAACTTAGAGAAGTTAAAGTTGAGCCTCCTGATATTGATGATGTGAAAGATGTAATTAATACCATTGAAATGCCTTACAAAGCCCAAGTTGAGATTGGTTATCCTTGTATTCAACTTGCTCGTAGAATCAGTGAAGATGGGTTCAAAGTGATTATGTCTGGTGAGGGAAGTGATGAACTCTGGGCATCATATGGCATGAGTTATCATGGTATTCAAGATAAGGGATGGACTAATTATCGAGTTGATTTATTTGGATCTCAACATCGTAAAAACTTTTCTAGATGTAACAAAATCTTCATGAAGTATGGCATAGAATGTAGATTACCATTCTTGAATACTCAATTGGTTGAGTCAGCTCTTGGGTTGAGTCAGGACATTGTTTGGGATGGAAAATCAAGACCTAAAGCGATTCTTCAAGAGTCGTTCAGAGGACAACTTCCTGACAACATTGTTGATAGAAAGAAAGTTGCTTTTCAGGATGGTATGGGAATTAAAAGTCTTTATGAAGATATTGTCGAATCTCCAAAAACATATTATACTAATCACTATAAGAAGTTATTTTTATGAAGTTACCATATAAATTACAAGATGTTTACGACGGCGAGGCACTAGAAAAGTTTAAAGTTATATCAACATTCGCAGGTGGAGGAGGTTCTTCCACGGGATACCGTCTTGCTGGTGGTAAAATTCTTTGTATTAATGAATTTGTTGAAGAGGCAAGAAAGACATATTCAGCAAACTATCCGTCAACACATATTATTCCTGACGATATCAAACAGTTGACTGGTGGTGACTTTCTCAAAATCACAGGATTAAAACCAAAAGAACTGGATATTCTTGATGGGTCGCCACCATGTTCAGCATTCTCCGTAGCAGGTTCTATGTGTCGTGGAGAAGGATCTAAACACTCTGATGGGTGGGGTAAGACAAAGAATTATTCTGATGGAAAGAAGGTTGAGAACATTGAGGATTTGTTCTTTGAGTTTATTCGTGTGGCCAAAGGTATTCAACCAAAAGTCATTATTGCTGAGAACGTCAAGGGATTGACAATTGGTGAGGCAAAGACTTATTATGCAAAGATTACCAATGCATTTGAGGGTATTGGTTATCTCGTTACATCTAAAGTGATGAAGTCCTCTCATTATGGTGTAGGTCAGGCAAGAGAAAGACTTATTTTTATTGCAGTTCGTCAAGATATTGCTGATAAGATCGGTTTGAATGTACTTACAGTATCATCATTATTTCCTCCTACAGACACTAAAGAAACAACCATCGGTGACATTATTGGTGATGTTGAAAACGATTCTGAGAATATTCAGTCTCTAACTGAACATATGTTGAATAGTGGTATCTACCAGAGTGTTGTAAAGAAGATGCCAAAGAATCCTAAGAAGATTCTATCTGGTATGGACTACCATGAGAAAGGACATTGCTTTAATACGAAGAGGGCATCATTCTATAAACCCTCTCCTACACTTACAGCTAGTGGTGGTCTAATTCACTGGAATGAAGACAGGGTACTTTCTGTTCCAGAACTCAAACGTATTCAATCACTTCCTGACGATTTCATTCTTACTGGTACACATTCACAACAAACTGAACGTGTTGGTCGTATGGTTCCTCCATTGATGATGAAAGCCATTGCAGAAAACATTTACAAAGAAGTATTATCTAAACTATGAAACTATTAACACTTGAAGACTACGAAAAGGCTGGTGAAACATTCTGGCCAAAGTACTGGTACATTGCCAAAGAACTTGGTGAAGATGCAAAGGCTGAGGACATCCTGAAAGTGATGGAAGCAGTTGGTGGTGTTGCTCTGAGGTTTGCATTGGAGGAGAAGGAAGCACCATTCGGTTTTAATAAAAAAGACCAATCTGATCAATCAGAAGAATAAATATTCAAAAGAGAAAAATCCATATGCTCTCAACTCAATATCGGCTTCGGCTAGAGTTCATTTGCAAATGTATCGCAAACGGTGAAGAGGTAAAATTAGATGACATGATCTGGGCAGAGAAGTTATCTAAGGCTAATACAACTGCTCGTGAGATGTTGAAGAAGGCAAGGAGACAATCCTCTCAAGATATTCAAGATGGGACAATTGATGATTTTATGAATAGGATGGGATTAGGTGACCCCGACCCATCCAATTACAAAACGGGGTTTGATTCTGCTGATGAAATTGTAGAATGGTTCAAACAAGACAAACCCGACGACTGGAGGCAACGTGACTAAAGCTGTAGTTTATACTAATGGTAATCAGGAGTGTGAGAGAATTACATCTCTTCTCAAGAATCTCCAGATTGAAATCTTGGAGTATCGACTGAATAAACATTTTTCACAACGTGCGTTTGAGTCTGAGTTTGGTAAAGAAGCAACTTACCCACAGGTTGCATTGGGTTATACCCATATTGGAAATATGAAAGAGACTCTACAGTTTATGAAAGACAGAGGTATGTTTAATGATTGAGACATCTACAGTAAACAAACTTGAAGCATTTTTTGATCTTCCAGAGGATGCAGAATTAATTGATGACACTTTTTATGTGTATAAAACACGTTTTGGTCTTCACAGTACTATGACCAAACAAGGTCGTAAAATGTTGACGGGACTAGAGAAGGAAGGTGTTGTCTACATGACAAGATGGCACCTTCAATGTGAACAGGACGGAACTCTTGAACAATACACAAGAGTTGTAAACAGTGGTGTTGTTGGTGGTAAGTTGTGAAGTTTGATTTGAGCATGGAGGATTACACCATCATCCTTAATGCATTGCATTACTATAAAAAGGTTGAGAAGTATCCTAACTTTGCTCATTTTGATGAGACTCGTATCAATGGGTTACGGGATAAGATGGCCCATCAACTTGTTTGGAAACAAGAACTATGACAACGTTTATTAATTATGTCACAGCCTTTTGGTCTGTGGTAGTGATGAATTGTATTCAACCTGTCAATTGGAACAATTGTAAAAATTTGGATGAGTGGTTGATACCAGGTATTCAAGAGGGGATTCATCTTTATTTGAACCCCTCTTCAATCTATCAAAACGAAAGAGAATACCTCGAAAACATAAATAAAGATAAGAAAAAGTAATTTGTAAAAAGATGTCTTCATCAATGCGTAACTTTATGGAAGCATATGCTGCTGTCCATAACACAGAAGCAAAAGAAGAATTGACTTCTGTAAGGGATGAGATCTCTAAGATGAATCTCTCTGCTTTGACTGACACTGATCTCGATGAGATTGTGGAGAGTGTTCTGGAAGAGATGTTCCAGAAAGGTTATTCAGTAGACTCTGCACATACAATCTTCAGTGAGATGTTTGTTGAGTCAAACATTGCTGGTAGACAGGCAAAGATTGACAGACTGTGTGAGTCCCTGAATAAAGCATTTGATGTAATTGATACTAAGGCATCTACAATTGCTCTTGAGGAGTTCTCGAAGTATAGACATAACAAGAGACTTCAAGAGTCATGGTCAGCAAGGTTCAACCAAGAGAAGAGAGTTCAAAGAACTCATGGTCAGTTGGTTGCACAAGAGTCGCTGAATGTCAAGACTCTTCTCCTTCAGTTGGTAGAGAAAGCTGATAAGTCATATCTTGAGACAGATATGAAGAAGAGACAGGAGAATAACGAGAAGGCTCGTAAGGATATGGAGAAGATGGGTTCTAAGATGAAGAACCCACACTTCGAAGAGGTATCACAAATCCGTAAGGGTTGGGGTGATGCATATGCATCTATCTACGAGAAGAAACTTGACCCCGTAGGTAAGGAAGATGGTGATGTAGATAATGATGGTGATGAGGATTCTTCAGACGAGTATCTGATGAAGCGTCGTAAGGCCATTGGTAAGGCAATGGGTAAGAAGAAAAAGGTAGAAGAAGTCTATAAGGGTAAGCACGGTCAGTCAGATA